CTCCAATTGTTCTATATGCATATGTTAAAGATGTTCCTTCTTTTCCGCTAGGAACACTGGTCATCAAGTCATCACCCTTTGTGCTTACATAAAGATTTGTTGGACTTGAATAAGAGGTATTATCTACGTAAAATTTTGTTGCTGCTTGTAAATCTTCAATACCATTAGGATATCCTGATCCAGATAGTTCTCCAGGATGGTCATGTAAGTATAAAGGACCTTCCATATCATCGCCTTGACGCCGTACAATACTCTTACGAGGTAATGCAACGTCGGATAAGAAATTTCCATATAAAGTAGAATCATAAGATTTATCAAGTAATGTATGTGTATCATCGGCTGCAATCGATCCAGATACAGCTACTTTTGTAGCATTGGCTGTATCTTGATTCTCACTAGCAGCAGATACTGCGTCTGTGTGTAAAGAAAAGAAGTTTTCATCAACACGTCGAATATAATAAGTAGTGTCTGTTGTTAATCCTGAAGGATCTGTATCTTCTGCATTAAATACGTAAGCAGTTCCGTTTACACTAGAATCAAAACCATGACTAAGAACTTCTACGTTATTATTTAAATATCTACTAATAGCTAGTGTATATTCTGATACATCAACCGGTTCGTCAGCAATGCGAACATGTGCTCCTGTGCCAGTAGCCCCTATAATATATCTTTTATCTGCATATCCTTTTGTAATTACGAGATCATCGATAGTAACTGATTCAGCATGACTAGTTGCAAAATTAGCCGCCGCTGCATCAGTTATGGCTACTTTTGCTATTGGATTATTATTAGCAAAAAGAGGCCCACCTAAAGTAGGAGTAAGATCATCTGAAACTCTAGTAAAAGATGTTGAAATTATAAGTTTGCCGGTTTGATTAAAGCTAAATGTGATTGTGTCTTGTAAAGCTGGATCTATTGCTGAGTTAGAAGCTAAAGTTACAAGTTGAACGGCTGTAGCTGCATCGTTAACAAGCGGAATAGTATTTGCAGTTAATTCATCTGGCGTATCACTTAATGCTGTGAATCGTATAGTACCACCTTGACCAAAAACTGCATATAATTCTGAAAAGTTCTCGTTAGTTTTACGAAATGATTCTCGTATACTATCACCAGTACCGTCATTACCCTCTACGCCTATGTTTACTTCTTGTCTTGCCATTTTATTACCCCATTATAAGATTGGTTGTGGTTGCAAATTTTCTAAGTCAAAATTTACACTTACTCCACATCCGCATGAACTAGTACTATTAGGATTTCGTATTTCAAACATTGAACCAAACATTTCATTAACATAATCTAGTTCAGTACCCATTAAAAACATAATACTGTGACTTCCAAGTACTAATTTGCCATTACCAGTATCAATAATTTCATCTCCAGATTGCACTTCATCTTCTGAACAGAAGCCCCAATCATATTCAAATCCAGCACATCCGCCGCCTTTCATGTTTAAACTTACTGCCCAATTGTTAGTTTCTTGGCATAAAGTATTAATTTTGTCTACAGCAGACGGTGTAACGTTCATAATATTCATAGAAAAGCCTCTCATTTTATGTATTTATGATAATATTTTATAATCTTAATGTAAATATACTTATGTATTTAGGCGAGACAAAGAAAAAAGTAAAATATAAGCGTAAATCTAAAAAGGGTGTAGAACACGAATATTTTAGATATAAAACAATGATTTCTTTAAGATGTGATAATTGTAATATTACTTTTACAAGATCTCGAGGATCAATGGATCCTAAACGACTTAACAACAATTACTTTCATGTATGTAGCAATTGTAATAATAAAACATTTGCCCAAAAAAAAGGTATAGAAAAAAAGCAAATGTGGAATTTATCTGCTTCGAGTGATTTGCCTGTAGGTAAGTTGTAGGTATTTAGGGGGGTGGCCACCCCCCTATATACCGTTAATCAAAACTATCTTAGCCTTTTCGTGGACTATTGTCCGTAAAAATCCAGTAGATAATTCCGACGGTGATTAGACCAGTTAGTCCAGCACCACCTAGTGTAGTTACTAGGCCCGTGATGTTACCGATCACATCTACGGGTAAGAACATGACGTTAGGTCCAAATAGAACCTGCAGTACGATCCCGAGAGCTAAAAGTGACCAAGCTACATCAACAAAGTTCATCACCCAGCCTCTTATTTTCGCTACTATATTTTCTCCAGCCATTGAGTTTACCTCCTTTGATTGGTGTTATATAATCTCACCTACGGTGAGTCTGTCGATTATAACAATAAGTTGTTCGACATAGGATAGTTACTTCTAAATTGTTAGCTGTAGAAATAACCTTCCATTCTGTGTTTTCTATTAATTGAAACATTAGTTAATAGAAAAGAAGCAGACAAGGAATGAAGTTCTCTGCTTCTTAAATTTGTGTAGGGGTTAAGGTTACTCGGCCTTCCAGAGATTATATGCACCCCAAGCGAGTGCTCCCCAAATAACCATTTTAGCTAAAGGCACTATTCCAAAAATTACTAATAGTGCAGCACCTCCAATAATAATACCATTCCAGGATGTGCGTTCTTTAAATCTATCACTTACCCATGTAATCGGATTCGACATTTTTTTTCCTCCAGTAATCTATTTATCATAAATATGCGTATGAACCTGTGGAAAGCGATAAAGAGGAAGTTTGACGACTATGTAGCATTTTCTAGTGGAGAGCCACGTATTTTTATTGATTTGAATGCTATGAAGAAAAAAGAATTGCTAAATTATGCCAAAAGTATGGGGATTAATGCTAAAAATAGTATGACTAAGAAAACTATTATAGAACTAATTGATTCTGCTTGATGCACTTATCAATGATTGGATTGCTGTATCACATCGCATTAATTTTCTTTCCAAAACATTAATAGCTGCTCTTTGTTTTCGTAATTGTTCTTCCAAACTTTGAACATAACGTTGTGTTGGAATTAGTTGTTCACTTCCATCTTCCGAAACCATAATAAAATGATCTACTCCTTGTGCTCTTAGACCACCTGATACTCGATTTGGATTTTTATCAGTAGTAGAATTTGTATCACTTCCATACATTTTGTTTAAATAACTCATTTTTAATCCTTAAGTTTTTTAGTATTCGTTTTCTTTTTTCTTGGCTTTCTTGTTTGTGTTTGATTATTATGGTGATGATGGTGATGATGTTCTTGTAATTTTTGTTTCCAATTATTTTGCCAAAACATTCCCATGCCACCCCAAATGATTGCTAATAAAGAAACAGCCATCCAAGGATCAATACCGCCAAGTCCAACAATACCAAATACTACTAAAGTAGCCCCACCCCAAAATTTTCTTGTTTTTAATCTTTCGTTTAAATTATTCATTATTTCTCCTGACTTTTTACAGTCGTTAATATTTATATGTGTTTATGATAGAGTTAATTTTTCTCGCATCTGTCTTCGACGTAGTACAGTTCTATTAAATACTTGTTCGCCATATCTTTCTGCATAATAACCTTTTCCCTCTAAAATTTTACTGTGGTCGTCTAAATCAGTAATTTTTTGTATAATCGCCATTGTATATGAGTCACCTTGTGTGCCAGTTGGCGCATGCCACTGATAATCTAGAAGCCATAAATTTTTATTTTGTGTATTTAGAAAACTATTTAAAGCATCAACACCTCCCGCAAGTTGAGCACCATTTATTATGCCGTCGTTTACAATTACAGCTACTATAACAACATCGTACTCGTGTTTATTAAAATCATTACACTCCGATGAAACAGTTGACCAAAATTTGTCTATTTTTTTAAACTCAAATTCTTCATCAACTTGAATAATTTTTACTTTATTTTCTTCCCATATAAATTTAGCATAAGGACATGCTGGACCTGAATATGAACGATTCGGACCAACCGACTTAGATAATTCTATTATCCAATCATTTATAAATTTTTCTATCCCGCCTCGATGGTAACCGTCTGCGTCTAACATAATATTATCTCCAATTTTTAATTATCCACGGATCGTGGCATCTGTGTGGATGGGGATCTCCATGGAAAACGCATATGCAGCAATCCTTAGGAGGAGTAACATTTTCTATATCTTGAAATTTTCTATGTCCCTTTGTAGCACCAGGAGCAAATTCTTTAGATTTTCTTATTTCCCACTTCCAACTTTTAACCCAATGATCAGGAAATAATTCTGGAAAATTTTTATCTTTAATTGTTGATTCATACAGCCAGTCTTGATCTCCAAAAAGTCTTATTTGAATATTTTGATAATCTTTTTCAAAGTCTTTCCAAACTTTTGTTAATTGCCCTGTTTGGAATCTTATTACTGAACTATTATATCTTTCCCAGTTAGGGCGAAGTACTCTTGTAAAGTCTCTAATAACGCACCACGACGTGGGAGCAAAAGAAAACAATTTATCCATATTACCTGAAATAACTACATCTAGGTCTAAGTATAATATTGTACCTTTTATTCTTAGATCACTAAAAATATAAGGTTTGCACCACCATCCTTTTAAATGATTAGGTAATGGTAAAGTTTTAATTCGAGGATCTAATCCTGAAATGTCTTCTGTTAAACAATAAAATTGATGTTGAACATTGCAGTATCGTTGTGTCATATTATATAATTTGTTTACGTATTCGGGAGAATATTTAACTCCATGCTTTAAACAAAGAATATAATTATCTAGATATTCAGGAGCAGAGTGTTGGGTAGCAGGCGGCGGCGATGGCTTTGTTGGTATAGAAGGAACCGCCGGCGGGAGAGGTTTTGTTCCTTTTAATTTTCTTTTACGGCGTTTTTCTTTTTGACGTCTTTTTTCTTCTTTGTGAAGCTTCCACTCTTCTTTAACACGCCGCCACTCGTCTTTAGTAAATTTGCTCTTGTCGGGTTTTTCCATTTTCATAAACTTTCTTTGTAACATTATCTATTTCTATAATACTTTGAATAATCCCTTCAAGGTCTTTAATATGCACATTGTTAGGTCCATCACTTGCTGCATTATCGGGATCATCGTGTGTTTCCATAAAAATACCAGCAACTCCTACAGCAGTTGCAGCTTTGGCTAACGGTAATACCATTCTTCTATCGCCTCCACTAGATTCTCCCAATCCACTAGGCTGTTGGACTGAGTGTGTAGCATCAAAAATAATAGGATAACCTGTTTCAGCCATTTGTACTAAAGAACGCATGTCATTAACAAGAGTGTTATATCCAAAACTTACTCCTCTTTCTGTTAGAAGTATATTTTCGTTTCCTGTTTTTGAAACTTTATTTGCAACTTTCTCCATATCCCACGGAGCAAGAAATTGTCCTTTTTTGATATTAATTACTTTACCTGTTCTTCCTGCTTCTACTAATAAATCTGTTTGTCTACAAAGAAAAGCAGGTATTTGAATTATATCTACTATTTCTGCTACTTTTGCTACTTGATGGGTTTCATGTACATCTGTTAGTACAGGTATCTTAAGTCTTTCTTTTATATTTTTAAGAGTAAATAATCCACCATCAATACCTACTCCGCGCTCTCCATTTATGCTAGTTCGATTCGCTTTATCAAAACTAGCTTTAAAAACAAAATCTACATTACATTTTTTGGCTATATCATATATTTGTACTGCCATTTTCATTGCATGTATATGGCTTTCGATTTGGCACGGTCCTAATATAAATTTTATTTTTGACTCATTACTAAAGCTAAAATCTTTAAGACTAACTTTCTTTGTTTTAACCACTTATTCAAATTCCTTATCTTCTCTGTGTCCAATCCTCATAGCCATATTATTATCTGTTTCTCTTACTTGTACTTTACAACACCATACGCGATCTTTCTCTCCGTAATCTTTTAAGAAGATAGTATTAACATATTCATATAGCCAATTAGCAAGACCTTCACATCCTGTTTTTTCAACTATAGTACATTTTGCAAGACCCTTCTCTTGCAAAGCAATAAAGTCATCATAATTAGGATCATCTTCAGAAACCAAAAGTGTATGATCAAACCAATCTTCTAATAAATTTTTTAGAGGTTTTAATCCACCGTAATCCATACACCAGTTACGAGAATCCAAATCATCGCATTCAAATTCAAAATGAAATGAAAGAGCATATCCATGAATAAGATTGCAGTGACTATCTGCTCTCCATTGTCGATATGCTACAGGTCCAATGTGTGTGTAAGTTTTTGTTGAAATATACTTTGCCATTATATTCTCCTATATCCAATATGCGGCAGAGTATTTAGAGTGGGATGACGCTTAAGACCACTTTACATATTATATTATAAATTACTTATCTTGTCAAGCAATACATTGTCTTTTTTCCATGTATTAGGTAGTTGCCATAAATTTTCTTGATATATAGTAAATGTTATTTTAGGAAACCATTCAAAAACTTTGCTTATTTGATAAATCCAATAACTAGGATCTACAGCATTTTTTGATGAAGGATCATATCCATTTGTGTTTTTATAGATATTATTTACTGTTTTTTGTTTACTGTAAAGGTCAAAACCGATAAGATCTATTTTATTTTTTTCACAAAGACTAGCTCCTAGTAAAACTGCATAAGGACCGCTTCCCCATTGGAAAGGCTCATCCCATCGTTGGTTTCCTATATAAGGAAGTTCTGGAACAGTTTGTATTCCTTTGTATTCTTTGTATAGATTAATCCAGTCTTTTCTAGTATATATTATACTATGAGTTTTACTATTAATAGCTTCCTCAACCATTCTTCGATCTACACAAATTAAATGGTCTACATGATAATCACGTATAATAGCATTACAGCCAATTTTACATGTTAAAATACTATCAATAGAAATATTTTTACGGCTTTCACCGTTTCCTACTATCAGCATTTTTCATTTCATCTAAAATAGGATTATGAGTTGTTTTTAACATATCTTTAGTATCTTTAAGATATGATTTTACATCTAGAAAATGTTTTTCTGTAGTTTCAAGTGCCTGTAATAGATTTAATATTTGTACAATTGTCCACCACCACCATACTATACATACTGATGTAAAAATTATTAAACCTCCAAATAGAAGATATTCTCTAGTAGTGTTTAGATCAAATAGTTCCATGCCTAAAATTGCCGTAAGAGCAGTATACGGCAAAGTTACCCCTGCGTACTTCCAATATTTAATATGCCTTTTCATTTTTTCGAACATGCATGCCTCCTGTAAATTGCTTACAAAATTATTTACTCTAAGAATTTATAAAATTAAATATTGAGATTACGAAGAAATTTGCCCAAAAGATTTCCATAAACCTGGGGAACCTTCTCGGATACAAATCCAACCTACATAGCCTGTAGGTTGAGGACCGTCATTCCAAACTATATCACCTAAACTATAATTTCCACTTGTAGGAATTTCTGATCCAACTTCTTGTTTTTTGCCTTGAACTCTTATAGGCCCTGCGGTTGTTATATCTACATCTTCTCCAAAGTTTTTTACACCTATGCCTAATTTACCTAAAATATTTACTTTGTTTCTTAAAGTAATATTACCTTCGGCTCCTATAGTTATTCTAGCAGTATCGTCTGTGATAATATCAAGATTGCTTGTTGTCCAAGTTCCCACTTTGAAATCTTTTTCTTCTGAATCGATAATAAATTCATGGTCTAAAGACGCAATACTTAATGCTCCGTTTGGACTTTCTATTCCTAAACCTAGTCGTTGATTTTCATCTTCCCAAAAAATAAAATGTCCAATTGAGAAATTTCCCTCTACATTTAAATCTTGTAATGTACCTACCTTGCGTAAATTACTTTTTATTACAGATGACCCTAATTCGGCAGCAGACAGTACTGTTACGTTTCCGATTTTATAGGTTTTATCTTTATTTACATCTATCGATTCTGAACTAAAAAACCTATCGTCTCCACCTTGATACATGAACTGTCTTGTTGGACCATTTCCTGACCAAATTAAACCCTTTCCATATGGCGGTTTTCCTTTTTCTCCTTTAAATTCTAAAGGAGCAGATCGTTCTGTTCGTGTATCGGTAGTTAATTCATCTACATGTAGTTTAAGTGCTTTAATTTCGCCATCTACTGTTAAATTTCCATCTACTGTTATTGAATTTTTTATTTCTTTAACAGAAATAGCAGGTGCAATAATTTGATCGTTTTCTACTACTAAAATAGGATCTCCTACATATGTAGCATTGTCTTTAATACCTACACTTGCAAAATTTGCATATATCCCTCCACTAAGTTTATTGCCACTAATGGACCTATCTACTATTTCTTGTTGAGGAGGTGGAGTAGATGCTAGTTCTTCAATAGCATCGCCTAAAGATGATAATGTGTGATGTAAATTTTCTTTGCTCATGTAAGTATTTATCAAGTTACCTTGAGCAATACCGTATCTACATTAATGCGCCCTGTTAATAGTGTATCAGTAGTATTAATTGAATCCATAAATGTTCTTAATGCTACTTTTCCTGAAGCCTTAAATTCTTTAAGTTGATCATCAGGCTTCCGAAGGGTTTTTTGGTAACTATTTTCTAAATTAAATCCTGTAATAGTAGTACCTTTTGCTTGTAATCCTGTCCCTGTTCGAGCAAGTCCTTTAGGATCTTGATTATTAGCAATATATTTTCCTATCTTGCGTGTTTTAATATTAAACACCCAAAGTTCATTTGAACCAATAATGTCTACAGGGTTAATTGATGCTAATTTGTACTTGTCATTTGCTCTACAATATTTTAGTTTTGCAATTAATTTATCTGCACTCTTAGGTTTAGCTTTCCGAGGCTTACGGGTTGCTTTACTAGACTCTATAACAAAAGTACAAGCTTCTATAAGTACTTCTAAAGCACTAGTAAATTTTTGTACATCTTTTTTTGTTAAATGAGAATAACCTTCTTTAAGTTGCTCCCACATATCAGAATCTGATTCATCCATCTTTTCTAATTTTTTAGGAGTAGGCATTTGCTGAAGTTCGTGCATTTCAGCTAGTTCACTCTCGTAAAATTTAATTAATTTACGAGCATGAGCTTGTGTTACTCCTCTTTGTTGAAAATGAGTTTTAAAATCAAAACCTTTTGGATCAAAGTTCTTTTTGTCCATAACAAAACCGTCTAACCATTCGTCTATATCTTCAGCTGTAGATAGAGCTTGTGACTGAATTCTTTCTTGGATAGTTGGTACATACTTATTAGCATTGGCTTTTTCTTCTTTTTTATTTTCAGCAACCACTTTCCCACCATGCTCTATAACTTCACTTAGTTTTTTTTGAATCCATGTATGAGATGAATAAGGTTCATAATCTTCATCATATGAATGATCATATTTTGGATCTGTTTTATAAGGATTCGTAATATATTCAGGCATACCTTCATTAAGCATTTTACATATACACGAAACTGTAATACCTGTACGCCAGTTCTCTGCGGCCTTCCATTTTTGAATTTGTGTTTTGGTATACTTGTTATTCTTAAGATATAATTCAACGTCTTTACGTAAATCCTTAGAATGATGATTATAGTTATACCATTGCATACTACTTGAATGATAACTATATATCTCTAAGACTGTTGGATTCTTTTCTAAGAACTCTGGCCAATTAGGTTGAGGTCCTACATCGCTTTTTTTACGAGAACCTCTTTTTTTCTTACGCTTAGTTTTCGGAAGTGCCATTATATATTCCTTACTCTGAGTGTTTTTATATTATATATGATTATTGCTTAGAAGTCAATCTTATTTTTTGAGCAGTATTATATCCTAAATCTTTTATAAGATTAATAGGAACTGTTGAAGAATATTTATTACAAGTATAATCTTCAAAATAATATTCTGCTTTTAAAGTAATATTTTCATTTCCTGTAGCATAGCCAGCTACCATAGTATGGCAGTCACCACCTACTCCTTTTAGAAGATCTCGTTCGACCATTGCATGTATATATGTAGGCTTATGATTAATTTCGGCTATTATAGAGTTAGTTCGTTCATCATTTATTCGAGTTTGTACAGCAATAATACCTTGACCAATAGCAGGTAAAGAAGGTAAAACATCATACTTAACTTTTATATTAAGACAGTCTAGTCCTGCTTGTGCTAAAACAATCGCATCATATTCTCCAGAATTAAGTTTAGAAAGCCTAGTGTCTACATTTCCTCTAATATCACAGACGTTAACATCTGGAAATTGATTAATTATCTGTGCTTTTCGTCTAGGAGAACTTGTACCTATTTTTGCATTTTTAAATATATTCCCTACAATAACATCATAAGGACTGTTTCTTTCAAGTACTGCATTTACTATTAAACCTTCTGTTTCTTCACCCGGCATATCTTTTAAACTATGCACAGCTATATCTATATTTCCATTTAACAGTTGAGATTCTATTGTGCTACAAAATACTCCCTTGCCCCCCATTTCATGGATAGGAGTATTTTCATGTATATCGCCTATAGTTTTTATAACTACAATTTCTGCATTCATTGGCAGAAGTTTACAAACCTTCTCCGTATACACACGAGAAAGATTGCTGCCTCTGGCTCCTACTTTAAGCAATTAAATTTTCTCATCTATATCAAATCCTCTAAAACATTTGAATCTAGGAAACCTTAAACTATAAGTATTAGAATCTTGTGACTTGGTCTTAGCGTCTGCTCTTATTTCAACTAAAACACCAATGAGGTTATCACGGCTAAGCCAGAATATATCACGTTCACGGTCAGTGAAACCACTGCCGCAGTTAAGATGATAAGTGTCTCCATCGTCGTCTCCTTCCACTATAATAGCACCCAAACGTCCTTTGTTACGTCCTGTGCCTTCTTCTACTGCAATTACTTTCAAAGTTACTTCGATAAAGGGCTTTAATTTTAACCAATACATAGATCTTTTACATTCATACGGTGCATCTAGATCTTTAATCATTATACCTTCATATCCACCGTCTACAGCCGCTTTGTTTACGTCTGTGTACGTTTTTTGCCCTTCAGGTGTGTCTAAGTATACAATTTCATGATCAAGCACTTGTACGTGCTCTAAGGCGTCTTTATTTTGTTCGTACCAGTACTTTAACATTAAAGTTCGTTGTTCTTGTGATTTATCCCATCCACCATCCAAAAAGTCTTTTAATGGTATAAAATCAAAAAGATGTAAAATAGCATCTTTAGCAGTAACATTACTTTTCCGATGTACTTGTTTCATTAAGTCTTGAAAGTTATCACTCATAACTTCTCCATCTAAAACTAAATCGTAAGGAGGAGGAGTTTTTTTAACTACTTCCGCAATTTCATCTATAATATGTTGAAAATTTAAAAACTGTTTTCCGTTTCTACTAAATTGCTCAACGTTGCCATCTTTCCGAACAATGGTTATAACTCTAACACCGTCTAATTTAACTTCTAGCATTTTCTTGCCAATAAGTTTCTTTTCATGTTTAGCAGAATCTTGTGCTAGTTGACAGTTAAAAACAGGAACAGTATAATCGTCAAATCCATTTTTCTTAGCAACATTGTTTACAGTTTTTTCACTTACGCCACAACGTAAATCTTTAATAAGGATTCTACGATAAAATCCATTCCATTGTTCTGCGGTTGCTGAACTTTTTACAAGATTAATAGCATCTCGTGCCGCATGGCCTGTAAGTTCGCGTTTATTAAGTTTCTCAGCTAGTTCTTTAAAGATTTTCCATTCACATCCCTGTGCTGAAACAACTGTGTCTTTTGTAGTAACTTGTTTAACACCAAATGTATATAATGGATCAAGACACATTCGAACACCTTCAAAGAACTCATCTAAGCCTTCGTTCATTGCATCTAGTAAGATTGCTTCTTTAGCAAGTCGAGAATTATCTGCTTCTAACTGATCTATAATTGTTTGCGGTTGTGTTTTCATTTGTGTCTCTCTAAGAAAGGAATGTCTGGACGCCCTGGGCCGGTCCAATTCTGCTTGCTTGAATATTTGTATTAATAGTTATTCTGAGTTTATCACTATTATTTTTTTCTGTACGATGCAGTAACCATCCAGGAAATATAACTACATCTCCTGTTTGTACAGTAACATGTGTCCAAGCATTGGTTCCACCTTTCTGTCTAGTCCCCTGCCAATGATAGAATAAAGGATTGTGTACTTCTAAATTTCCACTATTGGGAGGAACATCTAGATACAATACAGCTACTTGATCTGCTTCTCCGTGAGTATGTTCTTTAGTCCAAGCACCGTTAGGATGTAAATTTGCCCAACTTCTTTCTATTTGCCTTTGTTCAGGAATTTTATAATTCCAATGACACCAAATTTCATAACTAGGTCCTTCCATTAACCAATTGTAATAGTCTTTTGCTTCTAGCCATATATGTGGCATATTATTATCAGATGAAGAACTTGCACCGCCGCCTTCTTCTAAGGCGTTATTTAGGTCATTACTATTGTTAAGAAATTCAAGAGTTTTTTCTTGGAATGCTGACAAGTCTCCTGAATAATGTCCTTTCCAAAGAGGATCAGAAAATACATCAGCAGTTTTCCAAGAATCTGTTGTAATTTTCATCAAAAATTTATCCTAGTATTTGTAGATATTACACTTAAATTCACACTCATAGTTATTCGATCGTCTTTACTTTTATTAGGTGTAGTTCGATGCAGTAACCATCCGGGAAATATAACTACATCTCCCGTTTCAACTTCTATTTCTTCCCAAAAATGTCCATCGGCTCGAGGTGTATTTTCCCAATGATAAAATAAAGGATTATTTATTTCTAAATTTCCTCCATCTTTACCAATTGGTTTTTCTATATATAATACTATTACAAGGCAATCACGACAGTGTGTATGTTCACCTGTCCAAGCAGTTTGTGGATATGAATTTACCCAACTAGTTTGCTCAATTTCTTCCCAAGGCATTGTTTGATAATTCCAGTCTTCCCAAACTTTATTACAAAAGTTAGCTGACCAATCCATAAATCCTTTTGCTTCTTTCCATTCATGAGGAGGTTGTGGATCAGGACCTGAACTTATACCGCCATCCATTAAGGCAGATACATTAGTGTTAGGATCTTTTAAAAAGTTAAGAGATCGCTCTTTTAGTTTGATTAAATCTCCAGTAAAACGTCCCTTCCATATAGGTGAAGGAAATATATTACATGGTTCCATGCTTGGTTCCTACTAAATATTATTTTATAATATACTTTAACACAGGATAAGTAAGAAGTCAAGAAGATTTGGCTCCGGGGGGTGGATTCGAACCACCACGCTCGTGCAAGCACCTGTTAAACAGACAGGCATGTCTACCATTTCCATCACCCCGGATCAATCTTACATATTTGCTACTATTTTTCTAACATTATACACTTCGTTAGCTCGAAGTAACCTTGTTACTCCGATTCCGCCACCAACTCGCGGAATAAAGTCGTAACTTAAGAATTCGTTTAGTTCAGCTTCTACACGGTCCTTGCCAAATTGTCCAAATAGCAAATCAGCATATTGTCCTTCACTTATAGTATGAAACATTTCTTTCATTTCTTCAGTATCAGCACTACGTTCTGCTGATCCTATTGTTTCTTGTCCAGCTATAATAACATCAATTTTCGCAGCCGTTCCGTCTCCGTTTTGTTTCATATTCCAAAAAGGACTAGTATAATTTGGAAAGTTTTTAATCATGCATACTCGACCCTGCCATTTGTCATGCATTGCCGTTTCTTCTGCGTGAGTTAATTCTTCTACCCCAAATTCATCCGCCCATTCTTTATAATCTTTAGCAACAACTCCGTGTTTGGTGCCAAATCCCATATGTTCTACAAGTTCCTTTTCTAGTTCTTCTAGTTCGACTATTGTTCCTGGAAACTCAAACTCAAACATAGGAAATATTAAATCATGTCGTCCTTCAACAGGGTTAGGTTCTTGTCTATAAGAAGTTGAGACACAAAAAAACCCCTCTTGAGTGGGGCGTTTAAGTAATTCGTATTCGAGCCACATTTGGCCCGTCTGAGGTAGGGGCCAAACATTGCCTGCGTAGTTATATGTTGATACTGTAGTAGGGTCTTCACATGCCGCTAAAATGCTTAATCGATTTTGTGTGTGAACTTCTAAAAAATTTTTATCCAAAAAAAAGGACCGTAAACGGCCCACGACTTCTGTATATTTTTCGGGTTCAATAAGTTGTGTCATTTTTCATTTTTCCTTTTGGTCAAAAAAAATTAACCGATTACGTAAGTTAATTGATAGTATTTATCAATTAGACATAAAAAGTGATTTTTTCTTTTAGTGTGTTACTAATTTATAATTCATAGATTTAATATCCATTACTCCTCGTCCATATTTAAGTTCGTTATTAAATTCAAGTCCTAACAAAGTATGATGGTCTTTGATATATCCTTGCTTCTTCATACCTAAGATTAGATCTTTAAGTTTTAAATTAAACGTATGTTTTCCATTATGCCCTGAATTAACTTTAGGGTGATGAATATCTAAAGAGTCAAATCTCATCATCGTTTGGCTATTGCCATTTTGTGTCCACCCACTTCCTTTAAAACAATACGACCACCTTTGTTTCATTATTTTGAAGGAACCGTCATGACATGGATAGTCTGTATTGTGACTTAATCTAACCATTGTTTCTAGAAAAGGTTCGTCTCCTACCCAATCACTAGATACTCTTTTTTCATCTACAAACCACATTGCTAAATGTACATCTGATTGTCCTATAATATCATATGTATATTCAACGTCAAAATTAAGTTCTTTTATATCACCTACTTTTACGGGGAATTGAGATTTTTCTCGCACAAACGTATTGCCTACACTACTCCAACCTTTATGACCTATGTGAATAGAATGCTCATGCCAATATAAAGATGACCATTTGCCAGTAGGAGGGACGTCCCAAAAGAAACCTGTACCATCTTTAAATATACAAGATGCTTGTCGTATTCTATTTTGATTAACAGCTTCGACAATATACTCGTCGCGCCAAGCAGAACCCCAATCATTATTGTAATACCAATCTGCATTAATGTTTGGATTTCTAATACTGCCTATACCAGCTGTCCAGGAACTACTCGAACCACTAAAGTAAGTAAAGCCAAAATCGCAATCTAAAATTTCATTACTATCTGGAAACTTTATTTGTTGAATATCTTTTGCTTTAATGGATTTATAGTTTTCAGGTTCTGATAGAACTAAGTTTTCTGTTCCAGGTGCCGGTGTAGCGGAAATTCCTATACTTGTAGGGCCAGCAAAAGAATAGCACCCTTGTAAAGAAATAAGTCCAAAAGTTAATAATAGACTTTTATAAATTGATTTATGCATAACGATACTTTCTGTATTAATTTACTTACATACAGTTTAGCATCAATATCTAAATTGTCAAGGTAATATTTTACCAGAATATCAATTAATGATATACAGGTTGTTCCTCGTCTAATAAATCAATACCAGCGGCTTCTAATAAATTTGATATTGCTATAGGAACTTCGGCATCGTCACTACCTTGTGGTATAAAAATTCCTTTAATTTTACCATCAGATCCAAAAATTAGTGCCCAATCATCATTTTCCATTAATTCGTCCAATTCACCAGTAACTTCAACTTGCATGATAGTCTCCTTTAGAGCGTTGCGTTGTTTGCTTCTGATTTACTATTGTTTGTATTAGTATTTAGTTAAGCTGAAGATCCTGGATCTGGGTAAGGCGCAATTCTAAGAGTCATTAAGTATTCAGGTTGTTCTATGCACCACATCACTACTTTTGCTATATAGTCAGGATCCATTTTGTGTCCCGAACCAAAAGAAGCTACCCTAGGCGTATCTACAAATCCTGGTTTAATGTTTATTATTCTACAATTACCTTTGCTATTTTGTAATTGTTCACATGCATGATCTAACGCACATTTTTCTGTACTATAAGGCCAGATTGTATTTTTAGTAACATCGGGACTTAAAGAACTAACTGATACTATTTGCTTTTTTTCTTCCTTCCATTTTTGCCATAAATGATACAATACCCAAACTTGTGCATATTTGTCATGTGCATTATTAATAAAAACATCACAATCTAATGCTTTTTCTATAATAGGATGAGGATCATTAATATCATAACCATTACTACGAGAAAAACCAATCCATTCGTGATTGTTATTATCACAGTAGGTAGTTAAAGATAAACCTATGCCGCTAGTATGTCCTGTTATTGCAAATTTCATTCTGATTTCTTTTTTTCTAAAATTTGATCCTTTAGAGGAAAGTTACAATTAGTGTAAGACCATTTATACAATTTTCTTGCTGAAGCTAATAGTTCTTCGTCATCAAATTCTTTTTCTAAATTGGTAACAGCATTTTTTTTATAACCTGTAATAGAACATAAAAAATTGTATCTAGGTTCAAATCCTCCATTAAATGCTGAATGCGTAAGAATTAAATTAACAATATAAGAACTACCATCTGCTGGTAAAAAATAACACTTATTTAAAATAGCAAGCATATTACCAGAATTAGAAATTATAGGTACATGAATTCGTTCTTGTTGATCAATATGCCAACTTAAACAACGTTTTGGTTGAATTTGTAATAAACGCACTCTTCCTAAATTATACATTGTTGACAATGTTTTATATACTTCATAAAAATAAGTATCTTTAAGATCTTCATTAAATTCTGTAAAGTCATTTTCTGTAGGAAAACTTTTTGAAGCAAAAGAACCGCATGCTTCGTATCTTTTATCTTTCCCTTCATATTCGTTAGCAGTATGTGTTAAACCTATTTGTCCAGTAGGGTTATCAAATGAAGCATATTTTTCTATATCTTTTAATGCCTTTTTAAGTTCTTCAATGTCAAACTTAAATGGCAATTTTGTCATATGTTCTTGGTCATAGATATCCATAGCGCATCTTTATTTAATTCTTTGAAGTGGAGCGGGTAAGGAGAATCGAACTCCTAGCATCAGCTTGGAAGGCTGAGGTATTACCACTATACGATACCCGCAAAATTAGTTACTGGTTTCGATTTTGAGTTGTGCCATTCTTTGTGTAATCCAGTTTTCAACAATTACTTCTTGGTCTGTTTTGTTCTCTTTTTGAGATAAAGAAAGTAATGCTATACCTAGTCCACTTAGTTCTGCATACTCTACACTAGAAATAGATTTTTTCATAGTAGCTTTCTTAACGTTGCTGTAATATTTCTACTTTTTTTATTCTATTGTATTTAAACGATCTCCAACCCTTAGCAGTTAAATCCCAAACAGTAATATTCCCTTCAGTTGGTTTTTTGTCAGTTTTTGGTCTATTTTCTTCAGGAATAATATCAAAGTTTTTTGTGCATGTCATTATGCGTTCGTCACCATTTAATTTATCAAATGTGACAATCATAGTTTTTTGTTTTAGGTTCTCTAATAATTGTTCTTCGTTAGGAATACCCTTCATTTCGGCTATTCTATCTTTAACATCAACTGTTTTTTCTTCAGTCATGTAAAGGAAAATTCTGTAATATTGCTGTTAACATAAGGTCGTCTTTTTCACCAAATACATAAGCACATGTATCAACAGGTATATGCCAGGTAACTTCGCCGTCTTGCACAGGATAAGTAGGATCATGTATTACGGCTGCTGGAAACTTACAAGCTCGGGCAACTCTAACTGCTTGTGTCATTTCTAACTCATTTACAGCTAATACTAAAACTGTACCAAAACCTTGTGGTGTTTCTTTTTCCCATTGCTTGTATAAATCATCGCCTTTTAATACGTAAGATTTTACAAATGCATTACTAGCATGAGATGCTTGAGCCATTGCTTTCCCAGGATTCATACTATCTAAATCATTTCGCATTAAAATATAAAGAACAGGTATATTGTCTGTTTTCATTTTAATCTCCTTTGCCGGGTGATTCACTAAAGTATTGCATTTTGCCAGGAACATATTCCCAATCTTTAACATCGCCAGGAACGTCTTCTTCTCTCTTTTGTGTAATGTTAGGCCATACATCTGCCCATTTAGTATTTAGAGTTAACCATTCTTCACTATCAGGCGCACCATCATCAATAATTGCTTCAACCGGACATTCAGGTTCACAAACGCCACAATCGATACATTCATCTGGATGTATAACTAACATATTTTCACCTTCATAAAAACAATCAACTGGGCATACTTCTACACAATCCATATGTTTGCATTTGATACAACTATCATTGACCAAATATGTCATTTACCGCCTTCTTCCTCTATAATTTATTGTTTCTTCTGGTCCTTTACTAACAAATTCTACACCGTGTAAGTTACCAACATAAATTCTATTAGCATTTCTATCAACAAAATTTAATGTAACCTTTATACTACGTCCTACACTTGCGGTTATTACCTTTTCAGGAATAAAATTTAATATTTCAGCTTCAACTATAACACCGTTATTTGTATTTGTTAATTTACAAGTATCAGCGTATGTAGTATCATAATCTCTGTTACCCATTTTATTATTTTTCCTATATTATACTTTAAATAATTTTACATAATTAAGTCGAGTTTCACACACGTCAAAGTTACGATTTTTACCATGGTCTTTAACTTTGCCTTTAATGCGTTTCCGTTCACCTACTTTGTATTCTACCTTGTTCATGAAGCTTACCAAGTCACCATTAAAATCTGCAACATAGTTGAAGCTTTCCCATTTTTCAGAATAAAATTTGTTAAGAAATTTTATAACACCTTCTACTTTATCTTTAATAGATCCTACATTTTTACTGTTACGATAGTCTATACGTAATTTTTTCTTAAACGCATTAGTTTCTACTTCTCGTTTAACCAGTTCGGGGATATATGCTACTAATCCTAGTTTATTAAACGGAACAGTATCTTGACTAATTGCATTAAATGCATCTTTTTGGAAATCAGTTAATCCATTTCCTAATAGTTCCATTGAATAGCGATGAAAATGTTTTTGAGCAATATCTACAGCATCAAAATCTTCATCAATAGCATTAAAATCTTCAAAATCATGTGGTTTAAAATCATTAACATTAAAATGAAATTTTACCATATCTTTATTAGCATGGATTGTATGATTATCTTCTTCTGAAAATCGTTGTGTATATTTGTGATATGCTCCATTAATACGATAAGCTGCAAATGCTATAGCAAGAACTTCTTGGGTAGGAGCAGTTTTTTGGTGCGGTTTTTTAACCATTTTGCCTTTTACCTCTGTGCCTTAATTTATATACTAATTATAAGTTCATTTTGTTAGAATGTCAAGACCTTTATCTTTCCAATCTTCATTAATAAACGTTTTATAATTATGGCAATTATGACACAAAGTTTGGAGATTGCTTTCATCATCATTATTGTGATTTCCATCTATGTGATCTACGCTAAGTTGCCCTTGCAAAATAATAGTTGCAGTGCATTTGAAACCTAGTCTACTATCACGATTTTCACAATATTCTTTACGATATGCTAGATAGCCACCCTTCATATTATATTGATGAGCGTGATGTATTTTACATTTTGCTCGTCGAATTCGAACCCCGTCACGTTTACGTATTTTTCCGTAATAAGCCCCGATACGAGTACAGCCTTCTATTTCACAAATTCGATTATCATGATCTATCATGCATCTTTAACCCATTTCCGTTTAGAATAGCCTTCTTTTTCCGCCCAACGAATAAAAAGTCCTATCTCACGACCATGTGCTTCGATTTCCCAAGGTTGATCCCAATAATCAGGATTTTTCTTTAACCATTTACCATTCCACCGATGCTTACCAAGTCTAGTACTTTCGTAAAGTTCTCCTCTTGCAAATTGCTTTACATGTACCATTTCGTGTGCAACAGTTTCTAGTACTCTTCGTAATTTTACATTTTTATTAACTTCGATTTCAAAGAATCTAGGATATGCTTCATCTTCTGTAGGAATTGCATAACCATGATCTGTTTCATTTACTTCTGGATCTTCAGCTGTAAATTTTTTTAAGAAAATTTCGACATTAAGAGATTGCATCCGAGGCATAAGCATACCTACGCAAAAATAGGCCATGCTCAAAGATAACTCTCGTTGTTTTTTTGTGCCACCTTTTACTGTAATATCCATAATGCCCTATACTTCTTGTAAAACTACTAGCAATATCATATTATAGCAGTTTAAAGAAAAATTGTCAATAGGTTTTTTGATTAATAACGATATACAATTCTTCCTCTCGTTAAATCATAAGGAGACATTTCAATTTTAACGTTATCGTTCATTATAATTTTTATTTTATTTTGCCTCATTCGTCCACTTGTATAACAAATCAACTCATGCCCATTATCTAGATTTACTCTAAACATTTGATTTGGCAAAACTTCAACAACCTTGGCATCATATGAAATTAGTTCTTCTTTTGCCATCTTATATTTTTTCAATAATAATGGTGCCTTGATCCCCAAGCAAAATTTTAATATTATCTCCTTCTTTCCAACCTTTTTCGCTCATTATTTCTTTAGGTATTTTCATAAGAATATTTTCATCATCATCTTCTATGTTTTCAAAAATATCTTTTGATTTAAATTCCCATTTATTATCTACCATGTTAATATTTATCAGAGTTTACTATTAGTATTATACTTCTTTGTGGAGTATTAAATACTTTATGGATGAGTATTTCAGTGCTTTTCATGGTATAGTACGTGAAACGCAAGAGAAAATAGGGTATACTTTACCAGTAGATCTTGAATCATACATTATTATGCTTCTTTCTCATCACCTTGACCGTCCAGATTTTCTTCCTGAGAAGTCCTTTGCAGAAGCATATTTTAAAGTTTCACATAGACGAAAAACAAATGCAAAAGAATTAGGTGATACGTGTCTTTTTTTAACAGGAGTATTTCCTACTTATGGCAAGCGTAGAGGAATAAGTCGTCGATATTATCAACATATAGGATCTAGCTCGTATAGTATTGTAGCAGAATCTTCAAAGGGAGAGTTATTCGTCCAGCTCGCTACGCATTTTAAATTCTTATCAAATTTTATTGAAGTATCTGTTAGGAATCCTAAACACAAGCATAATTTAATTGATATTAATTAAGCCTGAATATCTAGTACATGTTTCTTTTTCTTATTTAAAGGTTTCTCATAAGAAAAAGCAACTTTTTTAGGAAGATTTTTTGCTTTGTAGATTGGTTCTACTTTACGAATTACTGTAAACGGTGTAGAAGGGATTGTTATCATTTAGTGTGACTTATAGCCAGGACCAGTAGCAGACCCGCAGCCTCCACACATACCTGTACCACCCTGTGCTTTAAATACGTCATTGAAAACAAATGTTTCTCGCATTCCATCATTTACATAGTCAATAGTAGCGCCATCCATAAATTGTAAAGCAACAGGATCAATATACATTTGAGGAGCAAACTCAATATCTCTTAATTCTTTTTTCTCTACAAAAGTCATAGAGTGTTGCATGCCAGAGCACCCTCCTCCAAATACAAAAGGTCGAACAGCCTCCATTTCTGGTGCGTTTTTTAGTAGTTCGTGTATCTTTGTTAATGCTGCTTCAGTAACAGATATAGGTGATGTCATTAAACTATTGGCGGAACGCCTTTAATTTTTGGATCACAACCACAAGGTTTATCTTCTCTGCACATGCAAGGATCGCATTCGCAACCTTCACAGTAACAATCAGGGTTTTTAGCTTTACATGCCATTTTATTTGATTCCTTTGTTATCTCTTATTTTATCTTTTAGTTCTTCAATGTCAGACATCATTTTATCAACGTCTTTCTGGAGTCTATCTATATTTACCTTATTATGCATACCTGCTTCTAATTTGTCGTTTATCTTATCTAATTGTTGATCTATATGATCTATACGCATAAATTGTTGAGCATCATCGGGTAACGCACCTAGTTCTCCCAAAGGCCACTTAATTCTAAAATCAGTATTTTTTTCTATATCGCCCGATATTAATATATAATTAGTTTCTATGCTATTAAGTCTTTCAATTATTCCAAAGTATGCCCATACACCTAGGCCAACCGCGGCCAAAATACTTATTAAATTTCTCATAGGCATGCTAATAGCAGTGCTATCACTAACTTTTACTTGGTTTGTCATACACTAATTTTCTCCTTCGATTGTCTATTATCGACTAATAAATATTTATTAATTGATTAATACTGTTATTATACAGCTATAATGAAAAATAAATACAGTTATGAGTCTATTTGATAAATTTGGTTTAGATTTTGCAGAGTTAATAGGTCCTTGGATAGGAGTTCTTGTCTCTATTTCAGTAGCATTTTGGTTTAAGGATTTTGTAACTAACTTAATGCAAGGGTTAAAATTTAAATTAAACCCTGCATTTAGTGAAGGCGATCATGTTATATTAAATGATGAAGATGCTATTATTGTTAAAATAGGAATTAGAGAAACTGTATTTGGTGTATATTCGAAAAAAGGTTATACTTGGAGATTTGTTCAAAATAACAGAATTCAAATGTTAAAATTAGAAAAAGTTATTAATAAAGATTTGCATTTAGATACTAAAGCAGAAAAGGGACAGCGCCTACAAGAATTAATAGATTATGCACAGACTGAAAAAATACAAAAGAATGCAGATGCTATAAATAGTAATACAGATGCGATACACAATATTAAAAACGGCAACAAAAAGTAAGAGAAAAGATTATGACAACTTGTGAAAATTGCGGACATGAATCACATTGCGGTGTGCCATTAAGAAAAAAATTTAATGGTCGATCAGAGTTTCCGATTGATTATCCTATTGATTTACAAGAAATAGAAGTTTGTAAGAACTGTCGTTGTAAATTGTGTGAAAAAGAAACCGAATAGTTATTTAAAATAAATACACGAGGACATGCCTCGTTGTTTAAAAATAATATTTCCTTTAACCTTTAGTATATTCCTTCTATCGGGTTGTGCCGCAATCGTAGGATCATTAGGTTTTCCGTCTATTGTTGCTAAAACATTAAACATGGTAGGTGTTTCTACCACAGTATATGATGGTATTGCGATTATAGATGGAAATAAAACTATTAATGATCAAATACTTAGCGGAGTTACTTCTAAAGATTGTAGAACTATTAGATTATTCCGAGATCAGAAAATTTGTCAAAAAGAAATTGATCTTAAGTTGTAGGTAAACTAAAAGAGAATTTACTTTTTACAGTTGTGCCATAATAAGCATTAGCTTCTATTTTTGCTTTATCTTGAAAGTTTGGAGGATATACTACATTAATATTTCTAATCATAGCATCTTTTGTTTTAATACCTACAGATGTTTTTGCCTGTACCATTGCAGAACTATTAAGGAAAGAACGAATAGCTTCCCCAAAGTCAATTTCAGGATCACTATTAATATGCTCTGCAACAAGTGTAGCAACTCTTGCTAAACAAAGGTAGCTAACAAAACTTCCTCTTTTATAGCCGCCCATTTTAAATATACGTAATAACTCTTGAGGTACTTTGGCAGTATCTGTATCTGTAGCTTGTCTTACAACAGCTTTTGGCGACATTGCATTACCTTCTAACCGCAATGCTGGATCCATTGGATTTTGCATTAGTTCTGTTAATTTATTAGCTTCTTCTTCAGATATTAAGTTAAATCTTGAAGCGAGTATAATAGGCTGTGTTGCCGCATTTTCTTCCCTGCATATATCAAGTATAGCTACAGCTTCTGGGTATTTTTCTATATAAGCTAAACCTGTAGTTGTTTGAGATGCTTCTTCTTTTGCTCTCCAGATATTTGTAATACTTGCTCTTGCACCAGTTTTACCTTTATGACTAATTCCCATTTCAATACCATTTCTAATAACAAATGCATCAATGAGAGGATTATTTTGTTCTGGAGGAAACATAATTAAAGCATCGTTAATTTTAGAAGTTTTAAAAATGTCTGTAATTGCTTGCTGAATAGAACCTGTAACTACATTGTGTCCTGAAATTATTGCTATTGGTGCAAGTACTTCACAAAAGTCGTCTTGGATAGCTGTACGATATTGAGCTCCGTCTGTAAAAACAACTTCTTGATTTGAACTTGCTTCTAGAGCTGCTTTTGATAGCATATCACCTTGTTCGTGGTTTTTAATAATGTTTACAATAGCCTGAGTATTTCTAGAATTACCATCCGCAACTCCTAAGTGCCCAGGCTGCATATTAACAGATGCTTTAGTTACTGCACTTCCCTTAGCTGGTGTTAGATTAACTGCAATTGCTTCTTTATCATAAATTGTATTTGTAGGTTTAACAGATTGAAAATATTTACCTAGCCATAACTCTTTATTTGTATCAGATATAAATTTACCAAATGCAAAGGCTCTTAATCGACTTGAAGGGGCATTGACCCAGCGAATTTCTATTTGTGGATTTGCAAGTTCTTCGATAGCATTTTGCACATCTTCGGGAGTTTCAAAAGTATCAGCATCATTCGGATATTCAAATTCCCATAGATTAAAGTTATATTCTGTGCCATCACGATCAACATAGACTTCGTCTACAGTAGCAGCCCGTAGTCCAGTTCCTTCTGTTAGGTGTGTTTGTCTAAATTCTAAAAATCGCATTATATTATATTTATACTAGTTTAGGGAATAGCATATCTGTACAAAATTTTTGTACGTCAGCTTCGTCGAGTCCTAAACTAGTCATTACACGCGGTGTATGTGGATTTTTTTGTTGATTCTCGCAGTAATAGTTTTGTGATGCTATAGTAAGGTCTCTATCTGCACATCCATTATATTGACCTATGCTTTCAAAATAAACTTCTAGATTATTTACTGCTAGATTTATTATAGCAGTTGCTTCTTCATCTGTTTTCACGTTACCTGCAGCAATCATACTAGGTGTAAAGATATTTTTTGCCCATTCAGGTAATTCGCGTTTTTTGCTTGGAATAAAATCTTCCACCGCGTGTTCATACCATTCTATTAAAGGATGGTCTTCGCCTCCTGACGAAGAAGAAAAATCATGAAAAGCTCCTGTCATTTTGTTCTTTCCTGCTATTACATCAAATCCATAAATAGGACCATCATTGTTTAATTCTGGAAAACAACAAACATGCATCATCCATAATCCTTTAGATTCTCGTGCATCAACCACATCAATATGAGCTCTGCGTATATTTTCATTAGCCCATACTCTATTAATCCAACCACCATCTGCTTGATTAAAATGATTCATCCCTGGTTCATAAATTTCGGTTGCATTTTCTTCAAATATTTGTATAATATCTTCTTGACATGATATAAGTTGATCCCATAATATACTCATTTTATTGATTCTCTTTAATAAGTTTATTTAGATCTAAATCTTTTGACGTAAAAACTAAGTTAGAAACTATTCTATTTTCATGATGGACGGGAGAACAACCTGTATGCATTCTATTAGCTTTAAATAAAACTGCTCTGCCTTTTTTTGGTTCGATTTCACCTATAACTTTTAGATCTTTATGAGGCAATCGATCTTGGGTTGTTTTATCAAATAATCGAGTAGGGCCGTCACTATCGTTTATGTAATATATAGCTACTATTAAGTTTGGATCAGGAGAATCAAAATGAGGAGGAGGATACATCCCTTCATTATGAGGCATTTGATAGCCCATATTTGTTTTTATTCTGAAGATTGAATCTATTCTAAATTTAAATTTAAATTCAAGAAAATAAAGAACAAGCCTTAGATCATTATAAGATTCTTCAATTAACGGTTCGATGACAGTTTCATCTACATCCATTGGCGGCGGCAAATTAGTTATTTTAGGTGCTAGAGAATGTACAGACATATGTGTAAATTGAGAAATTTCGCATATATTTGGATCGTTCTCATCAAATTCATCTTCGCCACTAGATTTACTAGCATATTGCCAGAGTGTACTCCATTGGAATCTATAGAACAACATGTCCTGAACAGATTCTGGTAAGAAATCGTCAACTATTAAATAACTCAAATATCTAATTCCATTAGTTCGTTGCGAAGTTCAATAGATGACTCAAAACAGTATGCACATTCAATTCCTGTGCTGAAGGCTTCCCAGTGATGTCTGACGTTGTTAGTAGCTGTTTCTATTTTAGTATCTAGTACTTGCTTTAAATCGATTGTATTCGTATCATACTGAAATAGTCTTCCTTCACCTGGAACTTTTGCGCTAAGGTAGTCTCCATGCTCTAGATTACCTATATATAAAGCATACATATGTCCCAATAGTGCAATATTGTCATGCATTACTTCTCTAAAATGTTTTATATATTCGTTTGTACTATTAAGTATCGGCGCCGGTTCATCATCATTCCAAAGTTCGTTGTAATCTTCTAGAGCTTTTGATTTACGTTTAAGATCATGTAAATCTTCAAATAAATTAATTCCGTCTGCTATTGTTTCTAATAAATCATACTTTTTGTGTAAATTCCATAAGTAAATAGCATATAATTTAGAAGATAATTCTCCTTCTTGTAAAATTTGTATAAATTTTTGTTTTCCTGCTTCGTCATAATATTTGGCGGTGTACATTTCTAAATCCGACAAAGTGGACTGGCCTAGTCCACTCCAACGAGTTGATGGTTTGTCATTCATTTTTTTCTCCTCATCTGCTATATGGCTTGTATGTTAATCCTTGATGGTCAGGTTCGTCTTCATAACACGACTCTATATATTCTGTAGTAAAATCAAAATAAAAATATTGTTTTCCAACTCGAGGTACTTTTGTATGCCATTTGCTATTTATAATAACTCCACTTTCACTAGAAGTAGGACAATTAGTTGCTTCTCCAGTCATAAGATTACAATTATCAACAGTAATAATAGGAATTTTTGTCATAAAGCTCATCATTCTTAAATGAGCATCATGCCAGTCATTATATAATTCATCATCTTTATTTCCTCGACCTCCATTAGTAGAATGAATAAAAAGATGAACCTTGTTAGATAAGGTAGTTTTGTCAACTGTATTAATAGACTCTCTTCCTAAATTAAAAGTGCCATAAGCAGCCCAAGGCAAACTTACTTCACTTTCCCAAATGCTGCCCCATAAGTCATTGCATATTAATCCTACTGCATTAAATTGTTCTTTTTCAGTTTCTAGCTTAATTACCTTAATGCCTGCTTTTTTCAAGTCATGTGCTAAAAAATTTCCATCCCAACCTTTAATTAGATAAGTTTTGTTTGTTGCTCCTAAGAAAGTACCTTCTTTATCATAAAATCGAATTTGATTTCTTTTAACATAACCTATTTCTTCTAGATCATGGAATAGGGTTCCCAAGCATAAACCTATTTTTAAATTTTTAGAATATTCTTCAATTTCAGATAATACTGCCATTAAGCCTTCATTAGCTTCCGCACTCATTATTGCTTGAGGATAGTAACCACTTAATGAACCTTCTGGCGTAACTAAAAAGTCACAATTGTTTTCAGATGCCCAATCTATACTTTCTTTAATAGTTTTAGTATTAGCAACAATATCCCGTGTGACAGGTATTTGTGCACCTGCAATTCTCATTAGAAAGGATCACCGATTCTCTTAAATATTGAATAATTCGGCGCCTTAGCAAGAGCCATCATTTCGCGGAAAGTGTCTGTAGCGAAATCAAAACAAATTTTTGCCTCGTCAGCCATATCATCTGTCAGGCGTTCTCGAATTTTTGTTTTTAGTGTATCAGGATCTTTAAAAGTATAAAGTCTTTTTTCTCCTGGTACTTTTTTTGCTATCATGCGACCGCCACTTAAATCTCCCATATGACGAGTATATATGTGTGCAAATAATTTTGTTTCGTCGTCTTTTATATCCATTATATGAGCTGTGTATTTTTCTGTAACTTCTAAGCGAGGAGGTAGTTCTTCTTTAGTCCACAATTCTCTCCAGTCTTGCCAGATGGCATATGTTCTACGTATATCAAGTAATCCATCTAGTAGCCCTGCCCCTAAAGCACTAGCTTCTAATATGTCATACATAGGCCATTGATTTGCTAAGAATATTGCATAAATTTCAGGATCAATGTTTCCAGACATTAAAATTGTTACAAATTCTTGTCTTTCAGCGTTTTGATGATGCTCTTTAGTTAATTCTCTTAAGCTCATTCTTCTTCTACTTTTATTTGGAGAGGATATCCTTTGTCTTTGCTTGCTAAAGTAGCTTCTACACTTTTTTGTTCAGCTATCTCGTATACATATATACCTACAACTGCACTTCCTTCTTCATGAATTTGAAGCATAATAGCTTGACTAGATTCTAGTGTATGTTTAAAAATTGTTGCAAGAATTTCTACGACCCATTCCATGGGAGTTGCATTGTCGTTAAAGAAAATCACTTTATATCTAGGAGGTTCGATAATTCTTTTTTCAATCTTTTCATCGATCTTAACATCGATTGCAACATCACATCCGCTCATAATTCTCTCCCAAGAGCTGTAATGCGTGGATCTCAGACCCACGCACTACAATTACTTATCTTTTACAGTATAACTAGCGATACTCTTACGGTTTATCGTCAACTGTTGTAAATTCTGCATCTACAACATCGTCGTCATTATTAAAATCTTCTGTAGGAGTTTCTGTTTGCTCTTGTTGACTTTTATAGATAGCTTCACCTAACTTCATAGACACTTGACTTAAATTTTCTGTTTCTTGTTTTATTAATTCAGAATCAGAACCTTTAAGTGCGTCTTTTAGATTAGTAATACTAGTTTCTATAGCAGTTTTGTCATCAGTTGAAATTTTATCTCCGTGTTCTTCTAGAGACTTTTCAATTGAATGAGCAAGTGCGTCTGCTTGATTTCTAGTTTCGGCTTCTTCGCGTTTCTTTTGATCTGCTTCTTTATTAGTCTCAGCGTCTCTTATCATTTGTTCAATGTCAGCATCACTTAATCCACTAGATGCTTGTATTTGAATTGATTGTTCCTTACCTGTTCCTTTATCTTTAGCAGACACATTAACAATACCATTAGCATCAATATCAAAAGTAACTTCAATTTGTGGCATACCACGAGGTGCAGGGGGTATATCTTGTAAATCAAAATTCCCCAATAGCTTGTTATCGTTTGCCATTTCGCGTTCACCTTGAACAACTTTAATTGTAACTGCTGGTTGATTATTTTCAGCAGTAGAAAAGATTTGACTCTTTTTAGTAGGTATTGTTGTGTTTTTATCAATTAATCTTGTAGTAACAGCACCTAGTGTTTCTATACCCAATGATAGCGGAGTTACATC